CCCCAGCGCAGCGCCTCCTGTGTACCGCCCGTGGCAAACCCGGCAGGCTGCACGATCTGCCGCAGGTTCCAGATCAGCGCCTGCCCGTAGCCGCCTGCAAAGCCCAATGGGTAGAGGCGCTGAATCTCCGGCACAATGCGCGTGCCGAACAGCGTAGCGACGAAGCCGACCGGCAGCAGAAAGCGCAAGCCGCCAACCATGTGCGCGGTGGCATATTCCACATAGATGCTGGCAGGCGAGACATAGCGCTTCGCCAGGGAGAGCCTGGCCGTGCCGATGCCGGCAACGCTCGGCGCTACAGGCGCCAGGTAGCGCCGGTAGTGCTCCACGCGCTGCGTGCCGTAGCGATCAGAAGCGATGCCAGCCGGGTGCGCGTAGGTGTTGCGGTTGATGATCGCCGGGCGGCCATAGCCATTGGCCGGCGCAATGCCGCGCCCAGGCAGATCGACAAACAGCGAGGCCAGGCGAACCACTGGCGGCGCGCCCAATTCTGCCGCGTCGAAGCCGGTCGGGAAGGAATACTGATCGGTGCTGACTGGAGGGCTGCCGCCAGGGGCGAACTCCAGGGCGACCATGCTGCCGCTGGGCGGCGTATAGCCCTCCGCATCGAAGTCGAGCGCGACCCCATCACCCTGCGGCGGGACGTAGGACACGCTCAGCCACCCAGCGTCATAGGCTGCACGTTGGCCGCGATCACGTCGTTCTGGCCGTCCAGTCGGCCGATGATGTCGTACTTGAGCGCCGGGTTAAGTCCGTCGATGCGCCAGGTTCCGTCAGCGCCCGAAGTGGTCGCGGCGACCAGCACGCCATCGCCTGGCTCGCCATCTTCCGGGCGGTAATGCACGCGCACTGTGGCGGCCACCGGCACGCCGTTGAGCGTGGTGATGCCATCAGGGAAGCTGCCGGCCAGGTAGCCGTTGCCTGCAAAAGGCGCATGCGTGAGCGTCAGAAGCTGCTGAACGCTCGCGGCGCTTGGCGCGACGTAACCGTAGTGCAGCACCTTATCCCGATACGCTCCGGGCGAGTAGTAGCTGCTCATGTTTGCCGCTCAGGGTAGATCGGCCCATCGGCGGCCGGCCTTGCCCCGCCGCCCGCTATCGCAACAACAAGTAGTCCTGCCGGCTCTGCAGTTTTGTAGCTCCATGCGCCATCGGAGCCCGGAACCAGCGAAGCTACTTTGTCGCCGCCCGACCATTTGAGCAGGTGGACGTTATCCGCAGGCGCCCCGCTCTCGGTTACAGCCGTTCCTTCGATGAAATACTGCGCAACCTCGCCCAGCTTCCCGTCAGCCATCTCGGCCTGGCTGGCGAAGGCCGTGAAGGACTTGATCACCTCCCAGGCAAGCCCGCCATCGTTCGAGCCTTGGAGATCAAAGTTCAACGGGCCGTTTACTGGGTTGTTGATCAGCCTCAAGTAGATCGAGCCGATTTTCTTTGGAGAAGGCAGGTCGTACCGCAGCCAGTGCGGAAACGAATTTGAGGCAGAAGCCCAGCGAGTTACAGGGTCTGCATCAAAGGCTTTATCAACCTCATACCCAGCGCCATTGACCGAAGACGCCGAAGGCGTTCCGCCCGTGAGAACGCTTGAGCCGCTGCCGTCATAGGACTCAAAAAGCTGCCACGACCCGACAACACAGACGCCAGGAGATCCCTGGTGAATCGCGCTTGTCACCATCAGGCGAAAGCTGCTGTATTTTTTCCGCTCCACCTTGATACCTCACTGGCTCAGCACTGAGTCGCCTGCAGGGTCAAGCAGCCCGCCAAGCGGGTCTTCATCCGGCCAGTAGCCCTTTTCCGCATGCCACTTACAATACTCGTCGAACAGCTCGGGCGCAGGCTTGAAGCTGGCCATGTTGGTCACACCATGCTGCTCAGCCATAAACATCTGGAACGCCGGCAGGCCCAGGACGCGACCCCACGGGATTGCTGCAGGAGGTTGCGCCTTCGCGTCAAAGGCAACAAATCCCTCCACGCCGACACGGATCGGCTCGGGCTTGGTATCGGCAACACTCATGCGTTCAATTCCTCCAGTCGGCGAGCAACTTGCTCGCGCTCGGCCTTGTTCAGTGCGCTGATCATGTCCAGAACCTTGTCCACCAGGCGAACCCCATAGGGGTCTTTCTTGCTCTGCCCTACTCCCGTCCATAGCTCCAGATTCTCCGGGCGGTTGTCGTCGCGCTTGCCGTTCTTGTGGTGGACGCGCTCAGTAGCCTTGAGCTGGCGGCCGATGACTTGCTCCATAACCAGACGGTGCTCCATCACCTTCTTTCCATCGCGTCGCACCATGATGTAGCCATGCGTTGAGCGAATCTTGTCGGCTTTCACCCGGCCGTCGAGCTGTATTTCGGGTTTCTTCATTCCCAGGCTCCGAGCCCTGTTTGCGCAGGATATAGAGCAGTACGCCCGTGCCTTGCCGTGAGGCCGCTCAAACTCAGCTCTGCACACCGCGCACACGCACGACTTGTCTTTCGTGCCGCCCTTTACCTTGCAGGCGACAGAGCAGAATTTTTGCTGCGCATACTTGCCGGCGAACAACGCGCCGCAGCATTCGCATTTCTTCTCGCTAGACCGTGATCGCGCATACCAGCATTCCTTTGAGCAATAGCGTTGTTCTGCGCGCCTTGGCCTGAACACTGAACTGCAGTGCTCGCACTGAATATCGGGAAGTTGTCTTAGCGCGGTCATGGGGCATACCTATTACTGTGTGGTAGCCCCATGCTGCACTTCGCTGTCCCAGGTAGCAACTCTGTCACACCTTAAAAATCTTATTCGTTCCGTTGTCCCACGTCACAATGCCGAATGTTCGGAATGGTTCGCTAATCCATCCCCGCCAAATCCCTTTGGCAGCTGCATGTCGCCATGCAGAGCAGACTATCTCATCAGCCATTTGCGGCGGCTGTCGCGCACTTCGGGGCGCTTGCCCCTACTCCCTTTCGGGATAGTCGTTACACCTTCCCATCGCTGGGCTTGGCACGGTGTTGTCTCAAGGAGAGGTTCACCGTTTTCACGCGATCCACTTCCAGGCTCTTAGGCCGCTACCTGGAAGGCACCATTGTTTGCAGCGCACAGGCTGCGCGGGGCAATGTCCCCGCCATTCGGCGTGATCGGCAGGCCGGTGGCCGTGTCGATGTAGGCAATCAGAGGGCTGGTCGCCTCGGTTCCGGTGTCGGAATAGATGATGATGGCCTCGATGGATGCGCCGGAGACGCTGGTAAAGGTCACGTCCGCACCGTCAGCAGCGCCGCCGGTGGTGGCCTTGCTGGTCAGGGTGACGGGGCCGGCGATACGCGCAGAGATCGGGATGTCCGCCAGATACTGGTGGACGGCGGTCTGCGGCGTGTAGGCGCCGGTATCGACCAGGATCACCTTGATGGTGTCGGTCATCCAGTTGATCTGCGCCTCAAGGAAGCGCTGGCGGGCGAAGTCGAAAAGCGTGTTAGCCATGAGTGTTCTCCACTGGTTCTGGAGCACTCATGCGCGCCGGGGGCTTGATTGGGGTGTCAGGGGTGGTCTCGATGAGCAGGCGCGCCACCTGGCCGGACTTCTTCTCAAGGCGGATCACGGTATCACCGACGATGAGCACCTGGCCGGTCTTGAGGTCAACGTGCATCTTGGTCATGGCCAGAACACCTCTACATGCTGCGGCACGTCCTCGCGGGTCATGCGGCGCAGATCGGCGCTCGGGCGCAGACCGAAGTAGCCCTCAAAGGCTCGCTCAGCCTGGGCCGATCGGTTCGGATCGAAGGCTTCCATGTCCGGCACGGCGAAACCCTTGTGCAGCGCCCACTGGATCAGGTGGCGGTGATGCTCGCGGTGAATTGCCGGCTCGGCGGTGTCCTTGTCGGCCAGCTGCATGTCGGCCAGCGGCGTGCGATAGCCTTCCAACTTGAGCGTGGCGCCCTGCTCGGGGCTTGGCACCAGGCGCAAATCGGTGTCGCCCTGGATAGCGTACAGCGGCCGCCCTACTTCGTCGCGCCAGCCTGGGCGCTCGGCATCCAGGCTCTCGGTGGAGTACAGCAGCAGCATGCAGGGGCGCGATCCGTCAGCCGGGTACAAGCCCAGGTGAGTCAGCTCGTACAGCGCCGGATGCAACGGGTAGACTGCCTGGCCGGCTGTCACGGCGATCTGGCACACGGCCGCGTCCTGACTTTCGTGGATCAGCCGCGCACGAATGCACGCCTCGCTTACGGCGTCATTCAGCCAGGCGGCAATATCCTCGTCGCTCCAGAAATACGGCTCAGCCAGGTCGTTCGCTTCCGTGCGAACGCGGCGGATCAGCTCGGCCAAGGTCATTACTGCGCCCCGAAGCGGGTGATGTGCTGGGTGACGGTTTCGCGCATGTCTTCCAGCTTGTCGCGCATGTTCAGCTTGATGCCGAACTGGGCCAAGGCGAACTCAGCCAGGCCGGCTTTGGTGCTGATCTGGTTCATCTGGTCGATGACAGCGAAGTCCTGGCGCTCGGCCTCGCGCTTGTCGGTGGCCTTGGCGCCCTCGGCCAGTTGCGCGGCTGTGTCGTCGCCAGCCTGCGCGGCGCCTTCTACCTGCTTGAACAGGTCGGGGTGGCGCAGCAGCTTGCGCGCGACGATCTGCGGCACGGAGCGCGCCTGGCCCTTGGTGAAGGTCAGGCCGCTGGAATACAGGGTGTCTTGCCAGTAGTCGCGGCGGCCGATGTACTGAACGCCGATGTAGCCGGCCTGCACGCCTTCGATAGCCAGGGTCGGCGACGGCAGGCTGGCAAGAGCCTTGGCCACAGCGTCTTCGGCGTCGGGAATATCCTTGAGCGCATGCACCACGGCGCGGAACAGATAGTCCTTGGCCTTCTGCTCGACGGGCAGTTCCTCGTAGGGCACGCAGCACGGGTGAGTCTTGGCGTCCGGGTCTTTCACCGCGCCGTACACCCAGCCGTCAGCAATCTTCTGCTCAAGCCAACTCTCGTGAGACTGCTCGGGCGTCGCGTCGGGGTTTGCCAGGTGCATTTCGACGCCAGCAATTGCCGACTGTTGTTGCCACTCGGGCGCATCGTCCCAAGTTGGCTGAGAAAAATCGCCTTGCGAGGCGCAGTAAGCCGCGTTGATCGCGTGAGCAATGGCGGCAATAGCGGTGATCTTCATGGGGAGTCCTACTCCTGCGGGATGAGAAAGAGCCGGCATGCGCCGGCTCGATCAGGGCTTAGCGCGCGCCGACTTGCTCGCCGTACACCAGAACCTTGATGTCACTGGCCTTGGCATTGGCCGCCACGGCAGTGGTCAGGATCAGGCGTGCCGGCTTGGCCAGGGTCAGCAGCTTGGTGCCGGTGGCACGCTTGCGGCCGGCAGCAGCCAGGTCGATACCAGAACCGAAGTAGGCCGCGTCCTGCGGTGCCTCGGCCGAGTCTGTGCCGTCTTCGTACTTGAAGCCGAGCGAGCCGGTGATGGTGGCGGTCATGCCGGTGGTGACAATGATCTGTGCGTCATCCAGGCGCAGACCTTCCGGCAGCGGGCCGAGGTCGATCACGTCACCGGCTGCAATCGCGGCAGTCGAGTCGGAATCGGCGGCGGCGCCGCTTGCCAGGGTGGCCAGGGCGAAGGACAGCACGGACAGATTGCCGTAGGGGTTGTTGCCGAACTGGCGCTTGAGCGCGCTTTTCAGGGATACGGTAGCCATAAAAGGAGCCTCGTCTGAGTGAAGGAATGGGCGGGGTTAATCGCCCATTGCGTCAGGGTGGGTTAGCCGACCTGATTCAGCGGCACCACGGTGTCGAGCACCGAGGCACCGTAGTCGGTGAACTCGACGCGCTCGCCGGTGTTGACCGCGAAACGAATCTTGGAAGTGCCGAGGATGGCGCCGATCAGCAGCTCCACCTTGTCGCCGTGATCCATCTCCTTCTCGCTCCAGAAGAACGGCACGCCGGACTTGTCGGAGCGGCCGAGCGCCTGGGCAACGGCCTGGCCACCGAGCAGGATTGCGCGATCAACTGCGTAGCTGGTGCCGAAGCTGGCCGGCACGGTGCAGGTGCTCTCGGTTTCGCTGGCGTAGTCGGCGCAGTAGCGCACGGTGTTGCCGGCGAAGAAGCGGATCGGGATGTTCTGCTTGATGATCAGGAAGTTGTTCCACAGGCCGACTTCACCCTTGAAGATCGGGTGGCCCTTGGCGTTGGCGGCGCGCGCCAGGGCGGCGGCCTGCATGGAACGGAACGCCGGATCGGCAGCGAACTGGTTGTACTGCAGCGGGGTCACCAGCAGCACACGGATCGGGTCGTCCTCGGCGGCCTCGTCGCCCTCGAACTGGACGGGCGGCGGCGGCATGACCATCTCGTCCATCACTGCGCGCAGGGAATCGACCACGCTCATCTTCAGCACGTCGGTGCTGGCAATATCCATCTCGCCCGCAACGGCCTTGAAACTGGTCACGCCAGAGCCGTCCACCATGAAGTGGCGGTTCTTGGTCGGCGCCTTGACGCGGTTGACCATCACGGCCGCGAACTTCGGATCGGTGTCGAGCGGCACGCTCCAGGTCTGGTTCATCACGTTACCGCGCGCGCCAGCCGCATGGATGATCAGGCTCTGATCCAGGTAGCGATCCATCGTCGCCTGCGCGACCGGGCGGCCGAGCTTGCGGAAGTCCACCGGCGAGCGGATGTCGGTCATGGTGTCCGACAGCTTGACCGGGATACGCGCCTGGTTCACACGCAGACGGTCTTCCTCGATGCTCATGCCGGTACCACGGCCCTCGGCGTACTCGCTGCCCATGATCGGGATGGCGCCGAAGGGGTTGACCAGGTTGAAGGTGACTTCATCACCCATGCCCTTGCCCAAGTCCATGCAGCGGACAATCGGCAAGTGCTTGCTGGTCTGCTTCTTGATGGTGGCCACGGCGCCGGCTTCGCCCTTGGGCATGGAGCCGATCAGGCGCGACAGCTTGTTGTTGCGTTTGAGGTGAGTAGCGAACAGGCCTACGGCCTGCTGCATCATGTTTTTCTTGTCGCCATAGGCGGCATGCGAGTTCTGAGCGGTAGGCATGCTCGTGCTCTCCTTAGAGGTTGTTTAGCCAGGCTTCTGTCTGCTCGCGGGACATGGAATCCATGTTCTGCAGAAGCTCGAAGCCTTCCATGTGGGTCAGCGCTTCATCGCGGCTCGCCCCGGCCGAACGGCCACCGGCAATGTCGGTGAGGCTGTTCGGCACCGGCGCTGCTGCTTGTGCGGCGGCCTGCTGTGCTTTGGTTTTCACGTCGGCCGCAGCCTGCGTGTCCGTTTGAGTTGCACCAGTGGCCTGCTTGAAGGCATCGAACAGTTCGATCACCTGCCCAGTGCTGCCCTGCTTGAGCACGGCGGCGTAGGCATCACGCGCATAGGAGGGTTGCGAGCCGATCCAGTCAGCAAGCTCCTTGCTCTCGGCAATGGAGTCGGCGTCGGGATGCGCCTCGTAGATGGCGGCATAGTGCTTGTCGGTGGTTTCGCTCGCCTGCTTGGCCTGGATTGGCTCCAGCGCCTTGCCGACTTGCTCTTGCACCTGAGCAGCGACTTGCTGCGCCACCAGCGTCTGAATGCCCTTGGCCAGCGCTTCCTCGCTGAAATCGCCGAAGATGCCCGGATCAATACCCTGGTCGATGGCCGCTTGAGCCACTGCCAGTTGGTTGTCCTGCATCGTTGGCGCTTCCCCGGCCTGTGCTCGCGCCGCTGCCTGGGCTTCCAGTTCAGCAATGCGGGCATCCTTGGCCTCGGCCTCAGACTTCCAGTGTTCTTTCTCCTGGCGCTCAACCTGGCGCCCCTTGCGCTCTTCGACCAGCACTTGGTAGTCGATGGTGTGCTTGCCGTCCTTGGTCAGGACTACGGCGTTGTCGGCATTCAGCTCAGGCTCCTGGCCCTGCTGCTTGCCTGCGCCGGCATCCTCACTGTTCGCGCTCTCGGCCTCTTTTCCACCTTGCGCCTGGGCAGCCTCGGGCTGTGCTGCCTGCTCCGACGACAATGCGCCGGTATCGCCCTGTCCCAGCCCAAGGAGCTGGTCTAGTTGCTCGGGGGAAATCTCGCCGTCAAGCGACTCGATGAACTCGTTTTCCTGATCGGTATTCATGCCTGTCCCGCCACATATCGCCGTGGCCGCTATGGATCATCAGCACGCGGATTGCTCCGCACGTCGCCGCTGCGCACGGATGCGCGTTGGCTTGGGTGTGAGTGTGGAAACGTGAGCAGGAAAGGCGAAGCCCTACAGGGGTGAACCCTGCAGAGCTTGTGTGTTGTGGGCATTTGGCGATAGCGCGGTCAGTTGGCGCGTTTGTTGTGTGTCTGGTGTGTGTACAGCGGTATCAGCCCGCATCCTTGGGCTGCGCGTCCAGCCAGGCGCGAGCCTGCTCGCGCTGCGCCGGGATAGCAAAGGTCGATTCAGGGAAAGCGCGGTACACGCCATCTTCCCCTTTGATTTCGAGGAGTAACGTCCCTGTGCCGGATGCGCTGACCCATACGTCACGCTGCTTGCTGGCGGAGAACTGCGGGGTCGTAAAATCGCTGACGTTGAGGAAGATCATGGGTTAGCTCCTGCTGGCAGGTTGTCGCCAGGGTTGGTGGTTTCGATGCCTTGCTGGCCGGTTGCGGCATGTGCCGGCACGGCTGGGAACTGCGGACTGGTGTTGCTCGCTGGCTCGACGGCCATGTCACGGCCTGCGGTCACGGCGCCTTCACCTTGCACATACGGCGACGCGATGTTCATGGCGGCGGCCTGCTCGGGCACCGGGAAGTTCGGGTCTTGCCCGCCTGGCTGATTCTGGAAGCCTGCCGCCTGCATCATCTTGTCGGCGATGGGCGCGATCATCGGCATCTGTGCCACTTGGGCGCCGCCCTGCATGCTGCTGAACATGGCCTGAATCAGGGTCAGCACGGTCTTGGCGTCCATGCCGCGCATCTCGCTCGCCTGCCGCTCGGCTTTCAGGTCGAGCTCGCGCAGCTTGATGTCGTTGCCGGCATCCTTGAGCGCCTGCTGAATCTGCTGCTCGATCTGCTCCGGGGTCTGCTGCTGATCCACGGCGCGGATCGCCTCGACCACATCGCGCTTGAACGGCACGTCCATGAGGCTGACCAAGAACGGCAGCACGGCGGCCTGGTACTGCGGCGGCATGGCTTTGACCGCCTCGCTCATCGCGTTGAGCTGCTGGCCACGGTAGGAGTTGGTGGACGGCACGTCTTCCAGGGCGACCTTGAGCCTGGTGCGCTGCAGGTCGTTGGACAGGTACGGGTAGCCGCGCTCGTCCACTTCCGGCTTGTTGATCTGCACGGCGCGGTCAGCGGTGACGGCATCGCCCTCGATGACGATGGTGGTCGGCTCGCTGCCCATGTCCTCGACGATCATCGCCAGCAGCAGCTCGCCAATCAGCGAGCGGGCAGCGCGGAAGTTGTCCATGATGTGGCCGAGCGACTGGTTGCTCTGCTCTACCTGCGTCTGCTCCTGCAGGCCCGACCTTGCGGTTCCGGCCTTGCCCATGAAGCCGCTGGTGATGCCAGACACGCGCTCGAAGGTGGCGCGGTTGTCAGCCAGCATCTGGTGGTGCTGATCAGTCAGCGTGTAGTCGCGCTTAACCTCGAAGCGTGAGCCAGGCTGCGCCATGTGCTGTTGGTTGAGCACAATGTCTGCGTCCGGCCGTGCAATCTGCCGGCGCAACTGGGCATCAGTCATGTCGGTGGCGCCTGCGGTACGCTCGACGCGCACCACGTTCATTCCCCACCGTAGTTTGCTGATACCGCTGTTGAGGCTGTCCTGGGCGTACTTCATCCCGCGCACATAGCCATACGGCACGCCGGTGCTGTCCTCGCGGAATCCGAAAAACGGAACATAGGGGAAATGGCGGTGCGTGTACGGCGTCGGGCCATCGAACAGGCGGTGCGGGCCGAGCCAGTATGAGCGCCGCACGCGGGCAATGCTGGCCTGCTGGGCTTTGGCTGCTCCGCTCGCCAGTGCCACCTGGTGGCGCAGGTTCTCCGGGTCGTACTCGACCACACGGCCATTCGGCGTCTTGATCACCAGCACGCTCACCCAGCGCCGATACCAGACCTCGGCCAGGCAGACTTCGCGGGTGGTCGGGTTGAACCAGCGGTCTTCCTGCATCGTCCATGCGCGCGCCTCATCCCAGGCGTTGTTCAGGCCGGTACTTGCACCGCCTTCACTGTAGAGGCTGTCATCCATCCACCAGCCACTGCCGCCACGGCCGCATGCCTCGATCAGCGCCTTATGCTGCGGGAAAGTATCGGCCACACGCTCAGGCAGCAGCCAGCGCTGACGGCGTAGCCAGCGGCACTGCTCCCAGTCGTCGCCGCACTTCATGTCCCAGTGCATTTCGTTGCGATGCACGGCGCTGACGCGATACGGGTAGCGGATCGGGTCAGGATCGCGGGCCACCTCTACCCAGCCGATGCCGCAGGCGATCTGCGGGCGGAATGCCTTACTGCATGCTCGATCAGCCTTGCTCTCGCGCTCGGCCTGGTTGAGCTTGAAATTCAGCGCGTCTGCCACGTCCTGGCCGCCCGGATCACCGTTCGGAGTGACGCGCCAGTCGGTGCGCGTGGTTGACTCATAGCCCTGCAGGCTGAGCAGGGTTGGCCCGATCATGTCTTCCACTGCAGGCGGAATGCCCAGCTCGGCCTGCCGGCGCAGCAGGTCGGAGTCGAGCTGGTTGCCGTCGGCGTAGTCCATCTCCTTGTCGGCAATGGCGCGCCAACGCGGCTGTAGCTCGATTTCGTCGTAAAACTCCTGATACTCGCGCAGCGACAGAGCCAGGTCATCAGTGGTGTCGTTCATGGTCGGTGTCCTCACAGGCGCCAGTCAGGCGCCTCGGCTTCTACATAGGTGGATGGCCTGGTGGTGGCGGTGTGCAGCATCCCCAGCTCCTTGGCTTGCGCCCACTGTCGCAGCGCGTCAGCGCCTTCTGTGCAGCCGTTGCTCTTGTCCGGCTGGTCGATGAATCGGTTTTCAGCTCGGCTGAACCGCTTGCGGTATCCCTCGATCCGAGTGATGCCCTTGGCGCAGGCCGCCTCATCGAAGTAGGCGCCGCGCAGGTGCTTGCGCGTTTGCTGGATGCCGGTAATCAGCTCGGTGATGCGCGGCACGATAACGAACTTCTCGCCAGGCATCAGGTCTTGCAGCATCTGCATGGTTGACTTGTTGTAGTCGCCGAGCCGCTGGTGTGCGGCGTCGTGCGGCAGGTAGTGGGTGCCGAACAGGTAGCCGCGGTCGCGCAGTTCCTTCACGTAGTGGCGCAGGTTCTCGCCGTGCGCCTCGTAGTAGTCGATGAACCTGTCCTCTTCGCGCAGCTCCTGGCCGAACCATACCGCGCAGCCGTCACTGTTGCCGATGTCCCAGAACGTGTTCACTGGCACGTCCAGCATCGGAACCTTGGTGATGCCTCCGCGCTTGCGCAGGGCGATCATGTCCTTGGCGTAGTAGTTGCCATCTGTGCTGATCTGGAATGCCTCAGCGGGGAAGCTGGGGTACTCCTGCCACATCTTTTCCTCAGCGCCGGAGAAGTCTGCGCGCTTCGTGGCGGCGTACCAGGCGCGTTGATCCGGGTCGATGGTGATGCGCTCGCCCATGTCGCGCAGCACGGTAGCCTCGACCAGATCGAAGTATTCGTGCTCCTCCTGGCTCACATCGACCGTGGATGAGTCCATGCGGTACTTCGGCTCTTGCCACCAGGCGTAGAAGTGCATGCGGTAGTCGCGCGCAGTGAGCTTCTTGCGGCTGGCGTGGTTGGCCTCGGCGATACCGACCATCTTGAAGAACTCGCCCTCGCGCCCTTCCGCCGTGCTCTCGATCACCAGAATGCCGTTGGTGGGCACGGCCGGAATGGAGCCGGTAACGACCTCCTGCGCTTTGTCGGGGAACTTGGCGCAGATTTTCCCGAACTCGGAAACGTGCAGGCGGTGGATCGTGCCCGAGCGCATGGACGTGGCCACGCGCACGCTGCTGTTGT